AAGATAACTATTGGGTACCTCGATCTAATCTATTTGAGATGCAATATCTAAAGAGGTCGCAATATGGCATATAAAACTAAGTGCCGGTTATGTGCAAAAGTAACCGAGCATATTGAGCGAGTAGTGACAGATAATTTACCTCCATACGTAAAAGCGCTCCAATGCGTTAAATGCGGCGTTATGGGGATCGTAATGATGGAGGACGTAACTAATGCCGATGTATGAGTATGAGTGCTTATTGTGCAATATCCGGTACGAGCTAGAGCAGCCAATTACCTCAGCCGCAGCGCCTATGTGTTGTGGTACTCATATGAGGCAGGTTTACCATGCTCCGGGCATATCGTTTAAGAGTAAGGGATGGGGTAAAGATGCTAGATAGTTATCAACAACAGTTATCCACAGGTGTTAAAAACCTGTGGGACACGCTCAAGAGTACGCTCAAGATTGACAGGTATTTGACTAAGCGGCTACGCTCCATACTCGCAGGCGAGCCGCTACCGCGGTTAGCTCGCAGGCGTAGTTTGGTGCTTATGGCCGGGCTATTGCTATTTAGCAATATGCCTGCATCACAAGCTATAAACACACCAAGAGATAAAGAAAACTACAAACTCTACGCGCATATAAAACTTACTAACTCAAAAGAGTATCGATGCCTAGAGCTATTATGGAATAGAGAAAGTAAGTGGGATCCAAGGGCCAATAACCCTAAGAGCTCTGCCTATGGCATACCTCAGCTACTTAAATTAAAAGAGCATGATCCATATAAGCAAATAGATTTAGGACTCAAGTACATAAGCCATAGGCATATCACTCCATGCAAGGCATACGCTTATCATCTAAAGACTGGTCACTACTAATGGTCATCAATGGATACTTAGCAGAGTGCTCACGGTGTGAGGACCTAAAGCCTGAGTCAGAGCTAATAGAGATGGGCTCTTGGTTAGTATGCTCTATATGTCTGGATGATCTGTAATGGTGCACGGTACAAGGGATCCAAGACTTACACGTAAGTACAAAGCTCAAAGGCTCATCGTATTAGCTAGGGACGGGTACACCTGTGTTTACTGTGGGCAGGATGCTAATACAGTAGATCACATCGTAAGCATCAAGGCCGGAGGAGATCCGATTAGCTTGGATAATATGATCGCTTGCTGTAAGCGCTGCAATAGCGCTAAAGGATCACGCTCTCAAGCCGTTTTTTTAGCCAAACAGTCTACCCCCCCTGCCTTTTCAACCTATGCCTCCCCAAAAACCACCAGTACAGTCCCTACAGGCCCGTGTGAGGGCCAAAACAGTCAGGATTGATAGGGATATGCCTCGAAAGAAAAAACCTCTCACGGGGGCTACCAAGCCTCGCCTGCACTCGCCACTACTCAAGGGCAAATCTCGGGGTATTGAGATCTCGCAGCTGGCAGACTCGATAGAGATGCCGCTTTTACCTTGGCAAAAATTTGTCATAGACGATATGTGTATGGTGGACAAAGATAATCTTTTTATCAGAAAGACAAACCTAGTGTTGGTGGCGAGACAACAAGGAAAGACTCACCTTGCCCGGATGATGATGCTGGGGCACATGTTTTTATTTGATAGCCCTAATGTGCTAATGATGAGCTCTAATAGATCGATGGCCTTGGACACCTTTAGGCAGGTAGTCGGAGCGATTGAAAGTAACGATTGGATGCGTAAACAGGTTAAACAGATACGCCATGCTAACGGCACGGAGTCCATAGAATTAAAAAATGGAAATAGGCTCGATGTGGTCGCGGCAACCCGTGACGGATCGCGCGGCAGAAGCGCGAGTTACCTTTATATTGATGAGGTACGCGAAATCTCAGAGGAGGGTTTTCGCGCGGCCACCCCTACCACTCGTGCAAAATTAAACGCTCAAACTTTGCTTACGTCTAATGCCGGGGACTCGTTTAGTACGGTGCTTAATGATCTCCGGGAAAGAGCCCTAAGTTTCCCTCCTAAATCATTTGGGTTTTATGAGTATTCAGCGCCTCAATTTGCAAAGATAACGGATCGTAATGCGTGGGCCATGGCTAACCCGGCTCTTGGCTATACCGTAACCGAGGAGGCTTTAGAGGAGGCCGTAGCTACTCAGCCGATCGAAACCACAAAAACCGAGTTATTGTGTCAATGGATAAGCAGCACCTCTAGCCCTTGGCCTCATATGGCGGTCGAGGATGCAGCTGACAAGGATCTAAAATTGTCGGTGGGACCTCTTACCATATTTGCGTTTGACGTTAGCCCTAGCCGTAGAGACGGCTCGTTATGTATGGGACAAGTCCTCGAGGATGGCCGTATAGGCGTAGCGGTCCTTGAGATCTTTCATTCGGACGTATCCATCGATGAGTTATTTGTAGCTAATGCTATAGCCAAATGGGCCAAAATTTATTTTCCTCGGCAAGTGGCGTACGACAAATACACCACAGCCTCAATCGCCAAACGCCTCGAGTCTAATGGCATACAGATCACCGACATATCAGGGCAAAAGGGGTATCAGGCATCCGGGGACCTCTATGAGGCGCTGGCTAATAAGCGGATCGTGCACTCGGGGCAGGATCAGCTCGTCAGCCATATGGCTAATTGTGCAGCTAAAGAGTCCGACTCATCGTGGCGTATCATCCGTAGAAAATCAGCCGGCCCGGTAGATATAGCTATAAATTTATCTTTTATCGTCCATATACTTACTCAGCCCATGGGTGAGGCTAAAGTTTACGTATAGAGACACGCCGCCTATTACCTGATTTTATCCTTGACAATTTGAGAAAATCCCTCTCATGGGAATACTCCAAACTCTAGGGTTTAAGTCAGCCGAAAAGCCGACTATTGAGGCTCAATATGCCCCTGCCGTTATGTCTACACAATACGGTTATGGCTCATATAACACCGGGTCTATCGCTGGATATAACACAAGCGGAATAGATCGTAATTTTGCTTTGCAGGTCGCTAGTGTTGCACGTTGTCGTAATTTAATAGCTGGAGTTATTTCCGGGATCGATCTCGCCTTGTATAAAAAATCAACAGGAGAAAAATTAGGATCTCCGGTTTGGTTAGAGCAACCCGATCAGCGACAACCTCGCAGCGTAACTATTGCAGCTACGGTGGACTCACTTATATTTTACGGATGCGCTTACTGGCGCGTAAATTCTTTGTATGCAGATGATGGCCGTCCCTCAGGTTTTGAGTGGGTAGCAAATAACCGAGTTACCTTTACTACAAATAAATTTGGTACAGAGATTGAGGATTATTTTGTCGATGGTATTAAAGTACCTATGGGCGGTATTGGATCTCTTGTTACTTTCCAAGGTTTGACTCCTGGGGTATTAGATACAGCTGGAACTACTATTAAAGCTGCTTTTGATATACAAAGAGCAAGCGCTGTAAGTGCAGCTACACCAATGGCCACTACAGTATTAAAAAATAACGGCGCTGATTTACCTGAGTCTCAAGTCCAAGGTTTACTAGCTTCATGGAAAGCATCACGCGCATCACGATCTACAGCATATTTAACTAGCACTCTTAGCGTAGAAAATATCGGGTTTAGTCCTAAAGATATGATGTACAACGAGGCATCTCAATACTTAGCTACAGAGATCGCGCGCGCTATGAATGTACCTGCCTATTATATTTCTGCCGATATGAATAACAGTATGACTTACCAAAATATATTAGACGGTCGTAAAGAATTTATGGCGTATTCACTACAGCCTTATATTTGTGCAATCGAGGATCGTCTTTCAATGAATGATATTACTAACTCGCAAAATCAGGTACGTTTTGCGGTCGATGACTCGTTTTTACGTGCAGATGCAAGAGAGCGTTTAGATATTATCGAAAAGATGCTAAACCTAGATTTAATTGATGTAAATCAAGCACGACAAATGGAGCAACTAACACCGCTAGGAGATGCAAGTGCTACTAACGTTTAGTCAAGAAATACAGGCAGCAGATACAGAGCGCCGGATCGTATCGGGGCTTATCGCACCATACGGCGAGATTGGACATACCTCAGCTGGCCCGGTCGTATTCGAGCGAGGATCTATCGCTATTGCAGATCCCACTAAAATAAAATTACTATCGCAACACCAACAGGATAAGCCGGTAGGCCGCATGATCAGCTCAAGCGACTCTACAGAGGGCGTTTACGGATCGTTTAAGCTTTCGAGTAGCACTCGAGGACAAGATGCGCTCGTACTAGCTCAGGAAAATCTAGTGTCTGGCTTATCCGTAGGGGTCGATGTAACGGCCTCTAAGCCGATGGGAGATTACCTGCTCATCACGGCTGCGGTCCTCAAAGAGGTGTCGCTTGTTGAAAGCGCCGCTTTTAGCAGCGCAGGCGTTGAGGAGATTATGGCGGCAAGAGCTGCTATTGAAGCTGCAACTAGCACAAAAGAAAAAACTACAACTATTTCTACGACTATCGTAGAGATCGAAACAGAAACCGAAAGCGAGGAAGCTGTGACTACAGCCCCAGAAAATACACCGGAGGAAACTCCGGTAGATACACCGGTCGAGGCTGAAAAAGTCGAGGCCGCTCGTAAGATCATCCGTCCATCTGTACTAGACTCTCAGCGAGTACGTACCCCTATTACATCTATGGCTACATACACAGAGCACAAGATCAAAGCTGCACTGGGCAACGATGACTCAAAGCTCTACGTAACCGCAGCGGATGATTTTTCTACAAACCCTGCATTTAATCCAACACAGTATCTACAAGAATTTGTAACCAATACTCGTTTTGGTACTCCGGCAATCGATGCCTGCTCTCAGGGGGTCTTGCCCTCACAGGGTATGTCGATCCAAGTCCCGGCACTCGTTACCTCAGCCGGCGGCGGTACAGGCGTAGCACCTACTGTGACAGTAGAGGCAGAAAACGGCGCTGTATCAAATACAGATATGCAAACTGCATATTTAACTGGCACAGTACAAAAGTACTCCGGTATGGGCACAATTAGTATTGAGCTCCTCGAGCGGTCAGATCCGAATTTCTATTCTGAATTGACACAGCAGTTACAAAATTCTTACCTAACTACAATCGACACAGCTGTATTAAATGCTTTACTTACAGCTAGCACAGGCTCAACACCTACTACAGCTGATAGTGATGGAGTTATCGCATTTACATCACAAGCTGCTGCTGCCGTTTACAAAAACACAGGTTATTTTGCACAAAATTACGTAGGTAATGCCGCACAATGGCAGCTACTAATGGGCGCAACCGATACCACAAAGCGACCTATCTATAACGCTATCCAGCCAATGAACGCAGCCGGACAGGTAGGCCCTCAAAGCATCCGCGGTAACGTGCTAGGCCTTGATCTATACGTAGATAAAAACTTTACAGAAACAACAGTAGATGACTCATCGGCGCTAATTTTGGCACCTGAAGCGTTTACAGTTTATCGCAGCCCACAGGCGTACATGAGCGTAAACGTTGTTTCTAATCTACAGGTACAGGTTGCAATTTATGGCTTCATGGCAACAATCGCCAAAATGCCTAACGGTATCGTTAGATACTTAAAGGCATAAGCAACAAAACTAATAGTCGGTAGCCCTCTTAGCCCTTTGAGGGCTACCGGCCCTAGTAAGTAAAGGAGTAAAAAAGTGCCAGCCACATACGTAACCGAGGCCGAGCTAAGAGCAAATTTAGGTATTGAAAATTTGTATAGCTCAGATATCGTGGAGACGTGTTGTCAGGCTGCCCAAGATTTGCTTAACCAGTATTTATGGTTTGACTCTGCGCCAATAGTGGGCACGGCGTTACAAAATAATGTCGCTACCGTAATGGTCGCTAACCCTGCAATCTTTAGCACTGGGGACTCTGTAACCTTGAGCGGATGCGGCTCAACCTTTAACGGCACTTACACAATTACCGGCACTATGCCATGGACAGCCGGCACGACTACTAGTTTTCCATCTATAGCCTTTAATACTTACGCCTTTAACTGGCCTAAGGGATACAGCTTTATCCAATTTGCTAAAACAGCGGCTAACGCTAATTTTACTCGCGTACTCCCTTATGGATCAGCTGTAGGAGCCGATACAAAAACAAACGCTTATGCGACTACCCCAGCTGTAAGAGAGGCCGCCATGATTTTGGCGGTAGATATTTTTCAGGCTCGCCAAGTCTCACAGACAGGCGGCGTATCTATAGACGGTTTTAGCCCATCGCCTTACCGTATGGGTAATAGCATGATTGGCAAGATCCGAGGCCTTATCGCCGGCTACACCAACCCTAATACGATGGTCGGATAATGCCTACAGCGATTACTACTCTAAGAGCCTCACTAGCTGCCGCTCTTGATAACCCTAACGTTTGGAATACTTTTAGTTTTCCACCGGCTACCATAATCGCTAATAGCGTGATCGTGGCACCGGCAGATAATTACATAACTCCGAGTAATAACACTTATGCGGCTATCTCGCCTATGGCTAACCTAAAGATTATTATGACGGTGCCCATGTTTGACAACGAGGGAAACCTTAACGGTATCGAGACGATGGCTGTAGCTGTATTTAACAAGCTCGCCGCCTCAAGTATCAAAATGAATGTTGGCGCTATGAGTGCTCCATCCGTACTAGAGGTACAAAGTGGATCCCTTTTAACCGCTGATTTTAATATCTCAACCCTAACGAGCTGGAGCTAAACGATGGACCTAACACCTGAGGAGCTGGCTTTCTTGATAAAGATAGGTCAGATCGAAACACCAAAACCAAAACCAACAGCCAAGAAAGATGAGGAATAAATCGTGGCAATTTTTCTAAATAATAAAGTCGGCTTTAAGGTCGGCTCAACACCTGTAGATTTTACAGATCACGTTACAAATTTTACGCTGACACAGCAAAGCGACCAGATCGAAGTTACAGCGATGGGCTCGACAGCTCATCAATTTGTAACTGGGCTCTCAGCTGACACGATTACCGTAACGCTACTCAACGACACAGCGGCAGGCTCTATCTTGGCAACGCTACAAGCTGCATACGGTACTACTATCCCGTTTAAGGCTATCCAAGATTACACAACTGCTATTTCAGCTACTAACGTTTTATACAGCGGTACGATCTTGATCGATAACCTAACTCCGCTTAACGGCGCTGTAGCTGATGAGGGCATGATGGATCTTACATTCACTTGTAACTCTAAAACCGCTATCGCAACTAGCGGTACTTGGTAAATCCAACTAACTAACTAAGGGGCAAAAATGGCTAAATTAAAGATCGTGCGTAATGATGGGACCGAGCTTGTAGGAGAAATCACGCCTAGCGTTGAGTATGCCTTTGAGCAATTTTACAAGATCGGTTTTCATCGTGCGTTTAGAGAGCAAGAGATGCAATCGATGGTCTACTACTTAGCTTGGGAAATTACAAAACGTGCAGGGGAAGCGCCAAAACCTTACGGTGAAGCTTTCATAGATACGCTTAAAAGCGTAACCGTGGAGGATAGCGACCCTTTAGCCTAAAGCGCGATCTCCCTTTTACTTACTTAATTGCAAGATTGAGCATAAGGCTAGGGATCGCGCCTCAGGCGCTTTTGGATCTTGATAAAAATATGCTCGATGCACTAGTGCAAGGGCTTAAGGATGAAGCTAAGGAGGTCGAAAATGCCAGTAGAGGTAAAAGGCGCGGTCGCTCTTAGAAAAGCCTTAAGGCAATTCTCTCCGGATCTAGCTAAAGAAACTCAAAAAGAGTTAGCGGCGATCTTACGTCCCATCACTATTAAGGCTCGAGGCTTTATACCTGCATCTGCACCGCTAAGCGGCTGGGGCTCAGGTAATGGCTACTTTCCGTCCTACAGCGCCTCAGAGGCGCGTAGAGGTATCGGCTACAAAGCCACACCCTCAAAGCCTAATAACAATGGCTTTAGATCTCTTGCTCGCATATTTAATAAAAGTGCTGCCGGTGCTATCTATGAGACAGCTGGGCGTAAAAACCCTCAAGGCCGACCTCAGGCAAAGATGAGTCGAGTAGCTGTACCGGGTCATAAAAACTTTGGTAAGAATATTCGCTCCGGTAATAAAAACGAGTCCAAGTCTAATAACCCAAATGCAGGCGCACAATTTATCGATGCGTTAAATAAAAACGGTGAGATCGTAAACGCCTACGTTAGACAAGAGGGCCAAGCCGGACGAGCCAGCGGCAAGATGAAAGGCCGCGCAATCTTTAGGGCGTGGCAAGAGGATGGCGGCAAAACTCAGGCAGCTGTATTAAAGGCTATCGAGACAGCT